AAGAATTAGATGACCTAAATGCTACAGAAGAACAAAAAGCAGGGGTAATTGGTTTTTTTGGTGCTAAAATACAGGATGCCAAAGATAAAGAAGCAAAACAAGAACAAGCAAGAGAAGAATTATTAGCAAAACAAAAATTAGCTGTAACAGCAAATACACTTGGGCAGGTATCACAATTATTAGGTGAAAATTCAGCAGCAGGAAAAGCAGCAGCGATTGCACAAGCTATTATAAATTCTTATTTAGGTTTTACAGAAGTATTAAAAACCCCAACTACTATACCTGAACCTTTTGGTAGTATACAAAAAGCAATTAGTGCAGCATCTATACTTGCAAGTGGTTTACAAACTGTAAGACAAATAACAAGTGTTAAAACACCTAATACAGGTGGTGGTGGTATAAGTGTAGGTGGTGGTAGGGGTTCTACAGCAGCACCAACAAGTGCAACACCCCCTGCTTTTAATGTAGTAGGTGCATCTGATACTAACCAACTTGCAGAAGCAATAAGTGGTAGAGAACAAAAACCAGTAAAAGCATTTGTAGTAAGTAGTGATGTAAGCAATGCACAAAGTTTAGATAGGAATATAATAGAAACTGCAAGTATTGGGTAACAAAACACATAAATAATTATTGTTATAGTATGGATATAATAGAACTTTTTATAGATGAAGAAGATGAAGTAAGTGGTATTGATGCAGTAAGTTTAGTAGAAAACCCTGCAATAGAAGAAGATTTTATAGCACTTAAATCACAAGAATACAAGTTTGCAGAAGTAGACAAAGAAAAACGTATAATTATGGGTGCAGCACTTGTACCTAACAAACCTATTTTAAGAACTAAAAATGATGAACCTTACTATATATATTTTAGTAGGGAAACAGTAAGAAAAACAAGTGAACTATTTTTTATAAGAGGTAACAGTAAAAAATCTACACTTGAACATAAAGTACCCCTTGAAGGTTTAACAGCAGTTGAAACTTGGATAGTAGAAGATTTAGAAAAAGACAAAAGCAGGTTGTATGATATGGAAGTGCCACTTGGTACATGGATGTTATCAATGAAATTTTTAAATGATGATATTTGGAACAACTACATAAAAACAGGTAAAGTAAAAGGTTTTAGTATTGAAGGTTACTTTGCAGACAAGATAGAAAGGCCGAATGAACCAAACAAGTTAGAACAAATACAAGAAGAAGAAGCAGAATTTTTATTAGGCCAAGTAAAAGCAATAATAAAAAAAGATAAAAGATTAAAGAAGGGTAAAAGAATAGAATTTGAGAGTTATAGTGATTACCCTGATGCAGTAAAAAACAATGCACAAAGAGGTATAGATTTAAATGCAAAAGTGAATAATAAATGTGCAACCCAAGTTGGAAAAATTAGGGCTTCACAATTAGCACAAGGAAAACCTATAAGTATAGAAACTATAAAAAGAATGTATAGCTTTTTATCAAGAGCAGGTGAATACTATGATGAAGGTAATACAGAAGCATGTGGTACTATTAGCTATTTACTTTGGGGTGGTAAAGCAGGTTTAAGATGGAGTGAAAGCAAACTAAAAGAACTTGAAATGTTAGCTGAAACTGGCCCAAGAGGTGGTATAAAAAAAAGCCCAAAAGCCCCAAAATCAAGCACACCAAACCCCAAACCAAAAGGTGAAGGAACAGCAAAAGGTGATGCTTCTACAAGTAGGGGTGCTAAAGTATCTAAACAAGATGAAGAAACACTTAAAACAAAAGCTAAAGAATTTAACGAAAGGTATAAAAAGAAACTTGGTTATGGTGCAAACGTAGGAACACTAAAAGCAGTTTTTCAAAGAGGGTTAGGTGCATTTAATGTTTCTCATAGCCCAAAAATAAAAAGTGCAAGTCAATGGAGTTTTGCAAGAGTAAATGCCTTTTTATACTTACTAAAAAATGGTAGGCCACAAAACCCAAAGTATACAGGTGATTTTGATTTATTACCTGCTAAACACCCTAAAAGCCCTAAAAAATGAGAACACTATATATAGATGAATACAAACCTTGTAACACAGATGGTAAAAGGGCTTGTTTATGCCCTGATGGTAAAACTTATTCAAGAAAATGCTGTGATGGCAGTTTCCAAGCACAAGGTATAGGTTCAGTTACAGGTACAAGTTAAAAACACAACAAACAAAACTAAATTTTATTGTAATATTATGAAGGCAGATAATATGTTAGGAAAAATCAAAGAATTGTTAAGTATTGATACTGAAACAAAAGAAGTAAAACTTGAACAAGCTACACTTGAAAATGGTACTGTAATAGAAAGTGAAAACTTTGAAGCAGGTAGTGAAGTGTTTATAGTAACAGAAGATGAAAAGGTAGCTTTACCAGTTGGTGAATATACTTTAGAAGATGGCGAAAAATTAATAGTAAAAGAAGAAGGCATTATAGCTTCTATTGGTGCAGAAAAAGAAGAAGAACCTAAAGAAGAAGCTGCTGAAGAAAATTTAAATACTGATAATATGGAAAACAAAGAAGTTGTACAAGAAGTACAAGAAAATCTTGAAGAAGAGAAGAAAGAAGAAATGCAGTATGCAACTAAGGAAGAACTCGCTTCACTTCAAGATGAAATAAAAGAAATCAAAGGAATGATTGAAAAAATGGGTAAAAAAGAAGAAGAAATGAGTGCTGAAGATAAACCCATTGAAGAAAAAGAAGAACTTTCAGCAGTTGAAAAGGTAAAACATAACCCTGAAGAAGAAGTAAAAACTGAACCTGTATTTATGAGCAGAAGAGGTGAAACAACTTTTGATAGAGTTATGAGAAGAATTAATAATATATAAAAATTTAAAAAATGGCAACGAGTTTAACAACTTCATATTCTGGGGAATTTGCGGGTAAGTACATTCAGGCAGCCCTGTTAAGTGGAAAAACTTTAGGTGAAGAAACAATAACAATTTTACCTAATATAGTGCATAAACAAATTATGCAAAAAGTAAGCAGTAATGACATCGTAAAAAATGGTGCATGTGATTATTCAGATAGTACAACTTTAACATTATCTGAAAGAACATTAACACTTGAAGATTTTATGGTAAATGTTACTGTATGTAAAAAAGATTTCTTAAACACATGGCAAGCAGCAGAAGTTGGTTTAGGTGGTTTAGGTAGAGAAATACCAAAATCTTTTGCAGATTTTATTATAGGACATTTCTCAGCTAAAGTGGCTCAGAGAATGGAAACTAATATATGGGCAGGAGTAAATGGTACAGCAGGACAATTTGATGGATTTAAAGCACTTCTTGCTGCTGATAGTGATGTAGTAGATGTAGTTGCTACAGATGTAAATTCTGGGAATGTAATTACAGAATTAGGTAAAGTTGCTGATGCAATTCCAAGTGCTGTATATGGACAAGAAGATACTACTATATGGGTAGCAACAAATGTTTACAGAAGCTATATTAGAGCATTAGGTGGATTTGGTGCTTCAGGATTAGGTGCTGCAGGTTATGAAGATAAAGGAAACAATCAAGCTATTACTCCTTCTTTCTTTGATGGCATTAAAATTTCACATGCACAAGGTTTAGGAACAAACGAAATGGTTGCAGGACAAAAAAGCAACTTTTTCTTTGGTACTTCTTTGCTCAATGATTTAAATGAAATCAAGGTAATTGATATTAGTGATATAGATGGTTCACAAAATGTTAGATTTATCATGAGATTTCAAGCAGGTGTTCAATTTGGTGTAGGTTCTGATTGTGTTCAGTACACATAGAATACTAATTAATTAACTATAAAAGGGTAGGTAGGGTTTATATCTATCTACCTTTTTTTATAAAAATATAATATTATGGCATGTAATTTAACAAGGGGTAGAAAAGAACCCTGTAAAGATGTAGTTGGTGGTATTAAAGGTGTGTACTTTTTTGATTTTGGTTCAATAACAGCAACTTTTGATAGCACAGATACAGATGTAATAGATAGTTTAGGAGATGTTACTTGTTTTAACTATGAAGTTAAAGGTAACAGTAGTTTTGAACAAGCTATTACAAGTTCAAGGGAAAATGGTACAACTTTTTTCGAGCAAACACTAAATCTTACACTAAAAAAACTAACAGTACAAGACCATAAAGAGTTAAAATTATTATCTTTTGGCAGGCCACATGTGGTTGTAGAAGATTATAATGGTAATGCCTTTATGATGGGCTTAGAACATGGTGCAGATGTTTCAGGTGGAACAATAGTTACTGGTGCAGCTATGGGTGATTTAAGTGGTTATACACTTACACTATCAGCACAAGAACTAAAACCTGCTAACTTTTTAGAAGGTGCAACTTCAGCAAATCCATTTGCAGGGCAAACGGGTACAGTAACAGTAACAGAAGGCACAAACAGTTAGAATTTGATTTTTTTGTTTTAAGAGGGGTAGCAATAGCTGCCCTTTTTTTATTTAACAAAATAGAAGTACTTTTATTGTATATATATGATAGTTTTACAAAGTTCAGGTAGTAGCCAAACATTTAGTTTTATTCCAAGAACATATACTTCAGGAAATACTTATACAATTAAGATAAACAACGAAAGCACAAACAAAGAAGTGTTTAGCCAAACATCTACAAGTTTTACAGAAGTAGATTACTATTACCAGTACAGCAATACTTTTACTTTGGTAGAAGATACTTTTTATACTTTAGAAATTACAGAAGGTAGTACACTAATTTTTAGAGATAAAATATTTTGCACTAATCAAACAGTAGCAGATTACACAGTAAACCAAAACCAGTACACTACCAACACAACAACTAACGAATTTGTATTTATATAAACATGGATAACATACACATAGTAAACTTATCAACCTACAACAAACCCAAAGTAGTAGAAGATAAAAGAAAAGAATGGGTAGCTTATGGTGATGACAACAATTACTACAAGTACCTTATAGACCTTTTTACAAGTTCTACAACAAACAATGCAATAATAAATGGTGTTAGTAATATGATTTACGGCAAAGGTTTAGATGCACTTGATAGTAGTACAAAGACAGATGAATATGCAGCACTTAAAAGTATATTTAATAATGACTGTTTAAAGAAAATTGCACTTGACCTTAAACTACTTGGTGAGGCATGTTTTCAAGTTTTATACCAAAATGGTAAAGTAATAAAAGCTGAACACTTTCCAAGACAAACTTTAAGGCCTGAAAAGATGAATGAAGAAGGTGATATAGAAGCATACTATTATGCACCTGATTGGGAGAAGGTAAAACAAAATACTAAACTAAAAAAAATTGCAAACTTTGGTTTTGGTAATGGTAAAGAACCTGAGATTAAAGTAGTAAAAAAATATGTATCAGGTTATGACTATATATGCCCTGTAGATTATCAAGGTGCTTTAGCTTACTGTGAATTAGAAAGTGAAATATCTGATTTCTTAATGAACGATGTACAATGTAATTTTAGTGGTACTAAAGTAGTAAACTTTAACAATGGTGTACCTGATAGGGAAAAACAGCTACAAATTAAATCTGAAGTTATGGGTAAACTTACAGGTAGTAGGGGTGAAAAAGTTATAGTAGCATTTAACAACAATGCAGAAAGTAAAACTACTGTAGATGATATACCTTTAGATAACGCACCTGCACACTATGAGTATTTAGCTAATGAATGTATTAGAAAAATAATTATGGGCCACAGGGTAACAAGCCCATTACTTTTAGGTGTAAGAGATGGCAATAGTGGTTTAGGTAATAATGCAGATGAAATTAAAACTGCAAGTTTGTTGTTTAACAACATAACTATAAAACCATACCAAGACCAAATAATAGAATGTGTAAATCATATTTTAGCAGTAAATGATATAAGTTTAAAACTTTACTTTAGAACCCTGCAACCTTTAGAATTTATAGATACAGATAACGCAGTAACAGAAGAAGCTAAAGAAGAAGAAACTGGTGTAAAGTTAGCCAGTCAAGTGGTAGATAAAGATTTTGCTATAATAGATGATAGGTTAGCATATAGCACACCTGAAAAAGCTGAAGAAATGGCAAAGAATATTGGGTGTGAAGGTATACATATACATCAGTATATGGACAAAGAATGGTACATGCCTTGTGAATTTCACAACAAAGAAGATTTGCAAAAATACAAATGCCCAAAAGGTTACAAAAAAACTACAAAACACACAGGTGTGAAAAAATGACTGATGCAAGTGATGAACAATTATTAGCACTTATTGAAGGCAAAGGTGAGGATGAAAAAGAATTACTTAAAAGTGGTTATGTACTTGTAGATGAAAGAAAAGTAATAGATTCAGAAGAAAATAATTTAGATGAGCAGTTACAACTTGCAAGAGTACCAAGAGATACATCTACAAAAAAAAGTGAGTATGATGGTAAAACAAATGAAGGTGAAGATTATATAGTAAGATACCAATACGCACCCCAAGCTGTAAGTAATAATTCAAGAGAATTTTGCAAGAAAATGGTAAGTGCTGCAAGGATATATAGAAAAGAAGATTTAGATAAAGAAAGTGCTGCTAATAAAGAACTATCAGCAAGAGGTGAAAGCACTTATAACTTATTTTTATGGAAAGGTGGGGCAAACTGCAAACACTATTGGTTAAGAAAAACATACATGAAAGAAAAGGAAGGTGTAAAGATTGACCCTAATAACCCAAATGCAATACCAATATATAGGGCTGAAAGAAATAAAAAAGGAATAACACCCCCTAATGAACCAAGAGAAGTAGGAATAAAACCTGCTGATTTACCAAACAAAGGATATAAAAACCCAAGATAATGGCAGAAGCACTATTAATAACAAGGAAAGATGTAGTAAAATTTACTTCAGTTTCAGGAAATTTGGATACTGACAGGTTCATACAATATGTAAAAATAAGTCAGGATAAGCATATAGAAAATTATTTAGGTACAGATTTACTTGAAAGCATACAAGCAAAAATTGTAGCAGGTACACTAACTGGTGATTATCAAACACTGGTAAACGATTATGTAAAACCCTGCCTTATACATTGGACAATGGTAGAAATGTTACCATTTAGTGCTTATACTATTGCAAACAAAGGTGTATTTAAACACAATAGTGAAAATGCAGAAAATGCTTCTAAAGAAGAAGTAGATTACCTTTTAGAAAAAGAAAGAAACACAGCACAATACTATACAAACAGGTTAATAGATTATTTAAGTTTTAATGCACCAAGTAAGTTTCCTGAATACTACACTTCAACAAATGAAGATGTACACCCTGATAAAGATGCAAGTTTTGAAGGTTGGGTATTATGAAGTATAAAGCAAAAGAAAATAACATTAAGAAACTTACAGAATACTTAAACAAAAAAGTATATAACAAAAACCAACAAAATTTATTGTATAAATATGGCAAACACAATAAACTGGGGTAGAATATATTGCTTTACAGAATTTGGTGATGAAGATAACACCATAGCAGAAAGCATACCAAGTTTTAGTTCACCTGAATGTTTTTTATTGCCATTAACAGGTAGTTTAATTGAAACTAAAGCATTTACTGTAGACACATTAGTACAAACGGCTGATTCACTTACTTTAACTGCTGACCAAACAGAAATAACACTATAAAAAAAATAAAATGGCAAAAAGTACAGTAGGATTAGGAACAGCAAATCAAGGTGATGGAGACCCAATAAGAACTGCCTTTTCCAAACTAAATGACAACCACACAGAATTATATTCTTTATTGGGTAATGGTACTACACTATCAGTTACAGGTGATGTAGCAATTACTGGTGGTGCAGCAACAATACAAGCAGGTTCAGTAGAAAATTCAATGTTAGCAGATGATGCAGTAGGTGCAGATGAACTTGCAAGTAATGCAGTAGTAACAGCATCTATATTAGATGACAATGTAACACCTGCAAAAATAAATATTTTAGATGATTCATTAGCAGC